GCCACCATCGAGGCGACGAACGAGTGGTGGGACGGCACGATGTCCACCCGACTCAACGACGCCCGCAACGGCGCGATGGTCGTCATCCAGCAGCGGCTGGCGGAGGAAGACCTAACAGGTCACATCCTCGAGACGGATCACGGCTGGACGCATTTGTGCCTGCCGATGGAGTACGAGCCCGACCGCAGCTTTGTCACGTCGATTGGATGGAAAGATCCGCGCACGGAGCCGGACGAGCTGCTCTGGCCGGATCGGTTTGACAAGGAACAGATCAGCACGCTGAAGAAGCGCCTTGGCCCCTGGAAGTCCGCTGGCCAGCTTCAGCAGCGCCCGGAGCCCAAGGGCGGCGGTATCATCAAGCGCGAGTGGTGGCAGTTGTACGACAAAGACTCGTACCCGCCGATGGACCTGATCGTCGCGAGCTTGGACACGGCGTTCACGGAGAAGACCGAGAACGACATGTCGGCGCTGTCGGTCTGGGGCGTGTTCTCCGGCGCAGACGCGTCCTACGCGAACCGCTACACGGCGCGCGACGGGCGGCTGGCGGAGCGGTCTTCGGCCGCCGAGGCGTTCGATGCTGCCTTGCGCAACAGCGAGGACACGCAGCCTCGCCTGATGCTGATGTACGCGTGGCAGGAGCGGCTGGCGCTGCACGACTTGGTGCAGAAGGTTGCCAAGAGCTGCCGGGACATGAAGGTCGACCGGCTGTTGATCGAGAACAAGGCGGCCGGGCACAGCGTCCAGCAGGAACTGCGGCGTCTGTACGGCCATGAAGACTTCTCGGTCCTCCTGGACGATCCCAAGGGGCAGGACAAGGTGGCGCGGCTCTATAGCGTCCAGCACCTATTTGCCGAGGGCATGATCTATGCCCCGGACAAGTCCTGGGCGGATGCCGTCATCACCCAGGTGGGCACGTTCCCCAAGGGCAAGCACGACGACCTCGTGGATACCGTCTCCATGGCCCTGCGGCACCTGCGGAAGATCGGCGTGCTGATCCGCGGGCCGGAATGGGTGGCGGACGTCAAAGGCCAGATGGAGAGCGCTGTGGGCAATAAGCTGCCGGCTTTGTACCCGTCATGAAGAAACTGCCCGGCCGAGTACCCTGCCAAGCCATCGTGGACCTAGTCTGGAAGCCCAAGGGGCTGAAGATTGGGGTCTATCGGGTGACGGTGACCGCTGGCCCCCCTTATGTGGGGCAACGTGTCTATACCGTGCGAGCCGAGGATGATAACATGGCCGCGAATAATGGGATGGATATGTTTGAGGAAGAGATGTCGCGGCCCGTGCCGCTTCACCCCTTTGGGGGAAATAGAGCGCCCTAAAGGGCATACGAGGATTGCACATGCCGCTAACGCCGGGCCTAGTACCAAACCTTCGACAGGTTGCGCCTGAGCCGGACGCTCTGCCGGAAGAAGCGGATGTGATGGTGAACGTCAGCGACGACGCTGACGGCGCCGACCGCCCGGAATACGACGACAAGGGCAATCTGATTAAGGTCGAGCACGAAGACGGCTCGATCACCATCTCGCTGGATGGCTCGCCGCTCGCGAACGCAGCGCCCCGCGCTGACCTCGGCTGGTTCGACAACCTCGTCGAAGACATCAACGACAGCGAACTGAACCGCATCTCCACCGAATTGCTGCGCGGCATTGCCGACGACATTGAGTCGCGCAAGGAATGGCTTGAGGACCGCGCCAACGGCATCAAGCTGATGGGCCTGAAGGTCGAAGTGCCGGGCCTTGGTGGCAGCGCGGAAGGCGCGCCGGTCGAAGGCATGAGCCGCGTGCGGCATCCGTTGCTGATGGAAGCCGTGTTGCGCTTTCAGGCGAACGCGCGCAGCGAGCTTCTGCCGACCGATGGGCCGGTCAAGATCCGCAACGACGACAACAACGCGGACCTCGGCGAGGACCAGTTGGCGACCGCGCTGGAAACGGACCTCAACCACTACCTGACGGCGACTGCGTCGGAGTATTACCCCGACACCGACCGCATGTTGTTGATGCTGGGCTTCGGCGGCACCGCCTTCAAGAAGGTCTACATGTGCCCGCTGCGCAATCGGCCGGCATCTGAGACGGTCGATGCGACTGATTTGATCGTCAACAACTCCGCCACGGACCTGCGCAACGCGCGCCGCATCACGCATCGCGTGATGATGAAGCCTTCGACGGTCAAGCGGCTGCAAATTCTCGGCGTTTATCGTGACACGGAGCTGTCAACGCCGAAGCCGCAGGACTTGGATAGCGTGCAGCGCGAGAAAAACGCGCAGCAGGGCATCCAGCCGGACATCATGAACCCGGAAGATCGGGATCGTGAGATCTACGAGTGCTACTGCGAGCTCAACATCAGCGGTTTTGAGCACAAGTGGAAGGGCAAGGAGACGGGATTGGAGATCCCGTACCGTGTCACCATCGATGTTTCGTCGCAAAAAATCCTTTCGATCACGCGAAACTACGACGAAGACACGGAAGAGCTGCCAGAACCGCGCGAAGTGTTCGTGAAGTACTCGTTCGTGCCCGGTTTCGGCTTCTACGACCTTGGCTTGCTCAACATTTTGGGCAACACGACGAACGCAATCACCGCCGCGTGGCGCGAAATGCTCGATGCGGGCATGTTTGCGAACTTCCCCGGCTTCTTGATGGCCGATTCGGGCGCGCGACAGAACACAAACATCTTCCGCGTGCCTCCGGGCGGCGGTGCGCTGATCAAAACGGGCGGTTTGCCTATTGGTCAGGCCGTCATGCCGCTTCCGTACAAGGAACCGGGCGCTTCGATGATGACTTTGGTCACCAATATGGCCGAAACGGGCATGCGGGTGGGCGGAACGTCGGAGTTGCCGGTCGGCGAGGGCCGTCAGGACGCTCCGGTGGGCACCACCATCGCGCTGATCGAGCAGGCGCAGAAGATTTTGAACGCTGTCCACAAGCGCATGCACGCCGCGCAGGCGCAGGAGTTCCAGTTGCTGGCTCGTTGCTTCCGCGAAAACCCCGGCAGCTTCTGGCAGCGCAACCGCACGCCCGCTTACGAGTGGGATGAGGCAACATTCCTGAAGGCGCTGGAGAATTACGAGCTAGTGCCGCAGGCAGATCCGAATACGGCGAGCCACACGCAGCGCGTCATGAAGGTGATGGCGCTAAAGCAGCTCCAGGCGGCACAACCCGGCCTGTACGATCCGATTGCCATTGACACTGCGGCGCTGCGCGCCATCGGCTGGAGCAATCCGCAGCAGTTCATGCTGCCGTCACATGCTCAAGGCAAGCCGACGCCGGAGATGATGGAGATGCAGGCGAAGGCGCAGAACGACTCGATGCGCGCGCAGGCGACCATGATCGACGCTCAGTCGCGCGCGCAGAAGACGCAGGCGGACATCGCGCAAGGCGGCCAGAAACTGCAACTCGACGCCGCCAAGGTGTCGCAGGACGCGCAGATCAATGCTGCCAAGATTGGTGCGGACAACACCGTTGCGCAGCGTGACAACGACACGAAGACCGACGACATGCTGTCGCGTGAGCGCATCCAGCTCGTTGATCTCGCCCAGAACCTCGCCGTGCATCCAGACAGCGCGCAGCTCGTGCAGCCGCTGCTCGAGCCCGCACTCCGGCATGTTCTTGGTCGGCAGAATGAACAGGACGCGGTTCGCCGCGCACGTAACGCTGTGAACGCTCCGGGCGGCCTCGTGCCGCCTCCGGGCGCGCGTTGATTAGGGAGATCGCGCCATGGCCAGCTATGTCAAGGGTAACAGCGCCACGGTGGCCAGACCCGCCACCGGCAAGTTCTCGCAGTCTGATCCGGGAGCTGTTCCGCCAGATAACCTGTTGCAGCGATACATATCTCCGCAAGAGATGGCTTTGCGAGCGGCGCAGAACGGTCAGTACCAAGGCGTTGATGGCTCTGCGCGCCTATCTCAAAACACCGCCCGCCTTGCACAGAGCATGGCGCTCATGCCCGCCCCAATGTTTGGGGCTGGTGACTCTGGCGCGGCAAATCTGAGCAAAACTTTCGGCAACATCGGTTCTCTGTTTGGTGCGCCGGGCTCGTATTCCTCTCCGTCGGCCCCGACGTATGCGCAGCCTACGGCCGCGCAGGCTCCGGCGGTCCCCCTTTCCCCCGCCGGAGCCCCAACATCTCCCGGCGCGAACTACAACGCGATCAGCGCGCTGCTGGGCACCCCGGTCGGTCCTACGGCGGGGTCTGCTGCTCCCGCGTACCGGCCTGCGCCAGTGTACATGTCGGACGAGCAGCGCAGGGCGCTGATGCCGCCAGTCTGGCCGCTCCCGGTTCAGCAGCCACCTGCGACCGGCGTTGCAGGTGGCGAGGGGCCTGCGGACGAAGGCGCGCCTCCGGCTCCGTCAGGTCCGGAACCGTTTAATCCAAACGCCTACGACTACAGCGGCAACCTGCGTGGTTTCAATTTGTCCGGAGCGGACATCGGTCGTTTCCTTACTAACGCAGCCGTCAATACTATCCCGGGGCTGGGCAAGGCAAACGCCGTCTCCAGTTGGTTTGGCGGGCCCACCATCGGCAGCGCGATCTTTGGCGCGAAGCAGCCAGCGCAGCCTCTCACTTCAATCGCGTATGACCCGGTGTTTCAAGCTGCACAGCGCGATGCGGGTGGCTACTACCGCGATCCATGGGGCGGCATATACAAAGACGGCGAGGCTCTTACAGAGATACCTCAGGACTTTATCGCGCAAGAACAAGCGAAACAGTCTGAACGCGGTGCGATTGACACGGATTGGGGTTACGATCCAAACGCTGTTTCTGAAGAGCCAGCGCCCGAACCTGCCTCTGAAGGGGGCGGGGGCGACGGCGGCGAACCTGCCTCTGAAGGGGGCGGGGGCGGCGGCGACGGCGGCGGCGGCGAACCTGCCCCTGAAGGGGGCGGGGGCGGGGGCGGCGGCGGCGACGACGCCGGCATGGACCCTGCCGGTTACCGGACTGACTAATAGATGAAGGACACCAACCGCGCCCTTCTGACCGCCGCGCGCGCAATCAAACGCGCTAGGGGCGGCCGTGCGTTTGCGGACATGCTGCGCAGCGGCGGCGCGGAAGCCGCTCGCGCGCTCAAGCAGGAGCGCGGCACGCCGCAGCAGATGCTCGCGGCGCTGAAAGGTGTGAAAAAGGAAGAGCTGGAACACACTCGCGTTGCGGACCTGATCAAGGATCAGCCGCTCGTCACGAAGGACGAGATTGCGAACATCTTTGAGCGCAATGCACCGAGCATTGACGAAAAGAAAAAGAAAGATCCGTACGAAGAAAAGTGGACGCTTCCGGGCGGGTTCAACTCACGCGTTCTTCTTTTGAAGCTGCCCGAGTACGAAGGATTTAGAGAAAGCAAACAGCATTGGAAAGACGACCCGAACACCGCAGCGCACATCCGTCTGAAGGATCGCATTGGTCCCAACGGCGAAAAAATTCTGCACGTCGAAGAGGTGCAGAGCGACTGGGGTCAGGTTGGTCGCTCTCGCGGCTTCGCATTCGGCAAGAACTCGCTCAACCTCCGTCCCGGTGAGATCGAACCGGCTCCGTATGTCACGAACACGGAGAGCTGGACTGATCTCGCGCTGAAGCGCGTGATGCACGAAGCCGCCAAAGGTGGCTACGACAAAGTCATGTGGACGCCGGGAGATGCGCAGGCCGAACGATATAATTTGAGCAAGCACATCGACACGCTTGTGTATCTTCCGTACCAGGACGAATCCGGTAAGACGAAGTACAAACTCCGCGCCGGAAAAGACGGCCGGATGCTGGTCGAGAAGTCCGGTCTAGATGAGCAGGGCCTCGCCAGTCACGTCGGCAAGGAGATGGCTCAGAAGATCATTGATGGCCACAAGACGGAAACGCGCGACATCAACACGATTATCGGTGGTGACAACCGCCCCATTGGCCAGCGCAGAGCAGTGACTCCTTGGAACGTCATTTCTGGCTTGGATCTAAATGTCGGCGGCCAAGGGATGATATCGTACTACGACAAGATCGTCCCGAATGCGTTTAAGCGCATCCTGAAAGACCACGGCGGCGTGGAATTTGGCAGCACCGAGAAGATGTCGCTAAGG